ATCTGGATCATCTTGATCAATAACCTCTATCTCATCACCAACATAGAGAGAGAAGTTTGCTGCTGCTAGTTTGAAGTTATAACTGTTAGCACTCTTGAGTGTGTATTTCTCAATGGCATAGGTAGATGATGTATTATAAATCCATGTACTATACTTTAGGTCATTCTCTATTCTTCCCAGCTGTTTTATATTGACCTCGGATTCTTCTTGCTGATTGATTGCAGATCCTACAAATTTATTGAGGACACCTAATACATTGAACCTCACAGGTAATCCTAGATCACCATTCTCGTATGAAACTGCAGTTAGACCAGATCTTACAGTTGAACCAATACCACATGGTGATGTGAGTGTTGATATACCTGTAAACTGAGTAAGTGACTTCCCAGAATATGATATCAGTCTATCTTCAAACTCAATATATCCAGTAGCACCAAATCCTACAGTTGAATCTACATCTATCACTGATGATCCAGTGGTTGCTGATCTTGTAATAAATGTTTTACCTACTTGCTGAAACTTACCTATGATAGTTCCTTTTGACAGTGCGATCTTATGATATGTCTTGCCACCAAATACTGCTTTCTCTACACCTGTGATAGAACCACTTGTTTCTAGTGGTGTAGTTTTCTGTATGATACTTTCACCAATTATCTTGAGTGGATCACCGTCTATCAACTCACATATCAACACCTCATTGACTCTGTACTCAGCATCTGATGGACTTATAATATATTTTGATGGTTGAATCATTTCAACCTTCTCACCATACAGTGCACCAAATAATATCTTGAATGCTTCCTCTGTACCTTTAGACTTGTAGAAATCCTTTGATTGTCTTATAAAATTAGATTGATCAAGATTCTCATCAAGTTTTCTTTCAGCAAATCCTGACAATACTTGCTTTTTGAGTTTCTTCATAAACTCTTGCAAGAAAACATTACTCAAATTGTGGACTCTAGCATCCACACCATGTGTTCCTACACCAGTATTTGAGAATGTAAGATATTCTGGTTGATTAGTTCTATTATTATTTTCAATACCACTGAAACCTCTGATACAACCCTCAAATGATGTTGAACCTATACCTGTGTATGAAATTACCTCATTATCAATCTTTAACAAACCATATTGATTAGGCCAACCATCTGTTGAATCAACATATATTACGTCAGTTCTCGCATTTGCAAATTGAGTAACTGATGTAAAACCTATGAGATTTTTTGTGTTCAAAAAGTCTAAACTCTTGTACTCAACAAGGTTCTCAGCGATATCTATAGGTCCACCCTGATGCTCTTGTGAAATATAATATTGTTTTAAAAACTCACCTAAGAGAGGGTTATCATCGCCAATTACTTCAGGTATTTGACTCTCGATTATTTCATGTATTTTGACTTTGGTCAATGATGTTTGTATCATTAGTATCCGTATCCACTACTGCTGCTTGAGGAAGATGATGATGTAGATGATGTCTGTGACAGACTTGTTGATGAACTATCTATGGCAGTTGTCGGGGTGCTACTTATGAGAGAACTTGAATCGGAGTGGAAAGCACCTGTCATGCGGTTTCCATTCGACATTGTATGGAATGCACCGTAATATGGTTGACCATTCACATACCCAACAAGTGTGGTAGCACTAGATGTGCTTGTTATAATAGCACCTCTTACTTTTGCACCATTACTGTAACTTGATTGTGGATTGTATCTTGTACCAGATGTATTTGCACCTGTAGATATAGGATCTTCTCTCATAAAGAAGTTACTATTGGATATGTCAAACTGTAGATACAATTCCTTTCTTGCCAACACATCATTTGACTGAGGTATTGCCTGTATTTCAATAATATTATCAGACAACACTGTGCCTGTGATATTAACTGTGTCAATTATGACCTCTCCCTTCTTATAATCTACAGATCCAAATGTGGTAGATAAAATCTTGACATTAGTATCAGAGTCAAGTTGAAATAGGAAGAGATTACCTGTGTCACCAGATACATGCTGATCAGAGAAGTACACTGTACCAGATACACCAGATATATTGAAACCAGTGGACTTGATATTATAAGATGACTCATTTCTATGGAAGGTATTATCAAAACATATCTCATACTGACTAAACACATTCAACTGTGCTACTAGGTTTCTTCTAATTCTAATTGTCGTAATATTTGATGTTATAGAATCACTCACTCTATCAATAAGTGATAAAACTTTACTGTATTTGAATCTACCACCAAACTTATTGAGTTCTGTGCCACTTGCAAACAAACTCATTGCGTTTATGACATCTGATTTCAAGTTCTGCGTATCACCAACAAAGTTTGAGTTATAATACACATAAGAATCTAGTTCTACATACAAAAATTTCAAATCAATGATTTCTGGTACTATACCTGCCACAGAATAGTTCTTCAGAGATGATAGTATCTGTTTCTTTGTGAATTCTGATAAGAATGATCCGTTCTTTGGTTTTGCAGCGATATAAACTCTACCATACTTAGGAGGTGTCAACTCCTCACCACCAAATGCACTTATTGATTCTATATTAGGATATACAGATGGCACGATTGCCTCATAGTCGTTCGCTGTGACTGCTCTATGCTGTGAAGAGTATAATCTAGGTGCATAGTATCTAACGCTCCTTATATCCTCTATATCATCCCCATTTTGTGAAGGTGAATGTGGGTTGATAGATGAAAGCAAATTAGATTCTGTAGCACCGTTCTCATTTGTCACTGTGCCAGAGAATTGTAATCTAGATACACCATTTCCTTCTTTACCCTCTGTCTTTATGTAAGATATCTCTATGACATTACCATTATTCAATTTCTGTCCAAATATACCATCACCAAATAGCACCTCATACTTCTCATCTGTCGTTTCCTGTATGAGATATATGTTTGATGTAGATGTAACACCTATTATATTATCAACTAACTTATACTCTGTTACTGTTGTACTTGCATTATTCTCTTTTACATTTATTCTTATAGTAGATGTATCTACACCATTGTTGGGTAGTATATACCTTTGATTTGGTAGAGAATCATTTACAACAAATTTTGATTCAAGATATTGTCCTTGGAATACCTCGAAATTACCTGCTGCTCTTCCCTCAAACGCTGGACCTGTAACTTTCTCAGGTAATGAGAATAGGAAATTGACATTAGACAGTGCCCCATTACCAATCAAACCTGGTTGGAATGTTATGGTTTCAGTTGTAGAAGTAATACCAGTAATATCATAATCAATCCTCATTCTCGCTGCTCTTCTTGAACGTGGAACGTAACCTATATTTCTTGCTAGTGATACGACGTTTTCTCTTAGCGTAGCACTGTCTATGAATGTCTCGTTTACAACTGCGTTAGTATTATATGCTGAAGTATATGAATTATATGCAAGTAGATTTACAATGACAGAAAGGTTTGACCCCTCAAAATCCATATCACTGAAATTTGAGTTTTGTCGTAAATAATCTTTGATTGAGGTTTTTATGTCCTCAAAGTTTAGATTTGTAAATTGTTGCAGTGCCATTATAACCTTGTTGGTTCTAGTATGAAGTTGACAGATTGTGTAGGAGCAGACAGTCCAATGATGTCATATTTTATTGTGACATCTACTGCATTTTGATCAGGAAAAGATTTGAAATCTACACCAGTCAGTCTTACCCTTGGTTCAAAGTTTTTGAGAACAGTTTCTATCTCTGTTTTCATGGGATCGATATAATCACTATTTGCCAACTCAAAGAGCGATCCACTGATTCTTGTACCAATAAGTTCGTTGAAAAAAACTTCACCTCTGATAGTACGAACTAAATTTTGCACAGAACGTTTGATGGCATCCTCATTTTTCAATAAAAGGATGTCTCTTGTTACTGGATGTTTTTTGAAGGACAAAGATACGTCTCTGAAACCCTGCGAAAACTTCTGTGCTGGCACTAGATCTTTATAGTCTGGGTATATTTATCATTATTTAGAGCAAAAAAAAGACCCTCTACTGAGAGTCTTCTTCATGTCCAAGGTATCTAACCTCTATTTCATCAGGATGTGGGAACCCTTCTTTGTAATAATCGTCTGCTAATTCTTGCACTTTATCTTCCATCTCTTCTTCTGTAATCGATTTGAACTCTAGTGATCCTTTGATGAAGATATCATATAATTCCATATGTATTGCACTTGCTGTCATGCTATCTATATGATTCTAGATTTCTCATGTCCAACTCTACACTGTGGATCTATCCATATTTCAAAACCTGCTTTGATTGCATCAAGACAGAATGATACATCTTCACCACACATATCTTGTACTTCACCAGAATCAAACACCTGCATCTGTGGTGCAAACCAAGGATACTTCATCTCTGTATGTTCAAATACACCTTTCTTGATGAGCAACCAACCAAATCCAGAATAGTCAACAGTAAATGGTTTGCGTCTCTTGACAATACCTTCAACCATCTCATGATTCATCACACCACCATTTTCTTTGAAATCATCCTCTTCTAACCAATGTGCACATGATGTTGTTCTACCATCTTCTGTTGCATACCAACCACCTGCAATATCTTTTTGCATTGCAAGAACACGATAGAATGATTCGTTTGAGAATACGATGTCACTGTCAATCCATAGTTGATAATCATACTCAAGTTTACCATCCCAAGGTAATTGATCAGGTCCTCGTAAAACATTTGCACCAAGACATTTGCATCTTGCAAAGTTCACCATGGAACTATAGTCTTGTGCTATCTGTATATTTGCTCCGTTCTGTACCAACTCAAAACAGAGTGATACGAAATTTTTTAGAAAGATGTATGATACACCTCTACCAGGTAAGCAGAATACAATACTTTTACCTTTTAGAAGTTCTTTTGCTGCTTGAATATCAAAAGTTTCTTCAGTCACGGTTGGTGGTTTAGATACCACCTTAAATCCTTTAGCCATAATTAGAGTTCAGTCATAATCATTATAACACTTTATATAGCGTCTATCAACTCAATAACTTTATTCGCCATTTTATTGTGACCTTCTGCACTTGGGTGTCCACCATTCATACCCCTAGCATAGTTTTCTGGTTGCTTAAATTCCATACCAAGTAACTCCTTCTGTATGTAAGTTGGATTGTAGTCTTTACACATCCCTCTCCAATATCCGATATGACCATTATAAAACATTTCAGGTTTTACTATAATACGTTCAAAGTGATCTGCAATCAAAGAGACATACTTTTGACCAACACTCTTACAGTAGGTGTCAAATAAAAATATATTCTTCCACATATTTTCAGCAGCCATCATATCATTGTAAACGGACAAATAGTAGTTTCTACGTTTTTGAGATTTTTTTGCATCCTGTGGTGTCCAATTCTCTATCATATTAGTTTGATCATTGAAATATTCTATTCTAGGATGAACAGTATATTGTATGACCACTACATCATGTTTATTAATTTCTAAATGGTTTATTGTATTTCTTACAATGGTATCATTACTAATACCGCATTCTGATAGATTTACATGTTTCGTATCATAATGTTTTGATACAAGAGTGCTATATCTTTCAAGATACCTCTTTTTTAGTTCATCACCCCATGTGATGCTACATCCGCTAAAACACAGTGACATCATACTTACTCTCAAATAACATTGCATCTCCTATTGTGTTTACCATGGGTTTACCTTTTATGTTCAAAGATGTATTTAATAATACAGGACAACCTGTACGTTTGTACCAGCACTCTAGTATAGGTCTCAGGATGCTTTCTGAGTCTTTTGGTACTGTTTGTACCCTAGCACTGTTATCAACGTGTATACAGGCAGGTATCGCCCTTGGTTGCTTACATTTATAAACGTAAGACATATACCTTGATTGTTTAGGCATGTCAAAGTAATCTTGACAGTGCTCTTCAAGTATAGCAGGTGCAAATGGTCTGAATAGATCTCTCTTCTTGATCTTGTTTACTAAGTCTTTGGT